ATTTCTGGATAAGATAACCGTTACCCATACCGGGAATACTTACCGCATTGAGATTGTAAACCCGGTTGAATACGCTTCCTATGTGGAGTTTGGACACAGGACGGTGGATCATAAAAAGTGGGTGCAGGGTAAATTTATGCTGACACTTTCGGAAGAACACATTCAGAAAATTGCCCCAAATCTGCTTGCGCAGCGGTTAAAGACATTTTTGGAGGGATATTTTACATGAAATGATTAAACTTTTGACTGAATCCATTTCTATCATGCTGGATGCGGCGTTCGGCGGCGATTACACAATTTATCAGGAAAGCATAAAACAAGACTTGAAAGAGCCTTGTTTTTTTATTCAGTGTTTGGAAGCTGGTAACAACCTTTTCCGGGGAAAGCGGTATTTCCGCGAACATCAAATGTGTATCCAATACTTCCCCGTTTCACGAAACAATCCAAAAGCTGAATGTGAAGCCGTTGCCGAACAGCTTTATCCCGTGTTGGAATGTGTGACCCTGCATGAAGATCAAACCATGATAAGGGGCCGGGAAATGCGTCACAAGACCGTTGACGGTGTATTAAACTTCTTTGTGAACTATGATTTGTTCGTGATGAAGAAGGGCGCGTTTGACCCGATGCAGACCCTTGACGTTGCTATGAAGCAGAAAGGAGATCAAAACAATGGCAAGACCTAAAAGCAACCCCGCTGAAACCCCGGAAGTGACAGCGGCCCTCGCGCCGGAGCCGTTGAAGGTGGAAGCTACGTTCACAAAGGCGCAGCTTATCGGTTCCAAGCACTTTCAGCACCGGCGCGACGTGATTCGGGCCGTGCTGGACGATGATAAGCGGTATACCATCAAACAGGCACAGGCCGCGATTGATGAATTCTTTGGGAAGAAGGTGCAGTAAATGGCATTGGGCGGCGGCACTTTTTTAGTGCAGAATAAGAAACTTCCGGGCAGCTATATCAATTTCGTAAGTCTGCCCACGGCAAGCGCAACCCTTTCTGACCGTGGTACAGTAACAATGCCCCTTGCCCTTGATTGGGGGCCGGATGATGCCGTCTTTACCGTTGAGAACGGGGACTTCATCAAGAATTCGATGAAGTATTTCGGCTATGACTATACCAGCGACAAGTTGAAGGGCTTGCGGGATTTGTTCATGAACGCGATTACCCTTCACGCCTACCGACTGAACGGCGGCGGCAAGAAAGCCGCCAACACCTACGCTACGGCGAAATACAGCGGCACACGGGGCAATGACCTGATTACCGTTGTAGCCGTGAATGTGGATGAACCTGAAATGTTCGACGTGTCTACTTACATGGGGAAAGACCTGGTTGAAACCCAAACCGTTGCCGAAATGAAGGATTTGTTCGACAACGATTATGTGAAGTGGAATACGGGGGCCATGTTGCAGGAAACGGCAGGGATGCCATTGGAGGGCGGCACAAACGGGGAAGTCACAGGCGGCAGCTATCAGAAATACATTGACGTTATCGAAAAGTACACCTTCAACGCTATGGGCGTGGTGACTACGGACGATACGATCAAGTCCCTGTTTTCTGCTTTTGTCAAGCGGATGCGGGATGAAGTCGGAATGAAATTCCAGCTTATCCTTCACCAATACACGAAACCCGATTATATGGGCGCGGTGAGCGTGGAGAACATTTGCACCGATGGAGCGCAGCGCGTTGACGGTGAAATGGTTTACCCGGATGCCGCCGCTCTTGTCTATTGGGTTACGGGTGTGGAGGGCGGTATTGCCGTCAATAAGTCCGCTATGAACAAGAAATACGACGGCGAATATACCGTGAACGTGGACTACACGCAGAAAGACCTTGAAAACGCGATTGACAAGGGCAAATTCATCTTCCATCAGGTGGGGGATGAAGTGCGGGTTCTGGAAGATATTAACACCATGGTTACGACTACTGACACCATGGGCGATATTTTCAAGAGCAATCAGACCATGCACGTTTGCGATCAGATTGCAAATGACGTTGCGGTTGTGTTCAACACAAAGTATTTGGGCGTTGTCCCCAATGATGCGGATGGCCGCGCTTCCCTTTGGGCCGATATTGTGAAACTGCATCAGCAGTTGCAGGAAATCCGGGCCATTGAGAATTTCGAGGATTCCGACATTACCGTGTCGCAGGGCGATACCAAAATGGCCGTTGTGGTGGAGGACGCGATCACGGTTGTCAACGCCATGGGCAAGCTGTATATGACCGTTACCGTCATGTAAAGAAGGGAGTGAAAGGCAATGGCTGATAACGTCATTATGAAAGGCCGGGATACCGTTTTCGCTGGTTTGGCACAATGCTTTGTGACAATCGAGGGCAGACGGTATAACTTCATGCAGGCGATCAACCTTGAAGCCAAATTCGAGAAGAACAAAATCAAGGTTCCGATTCTCGGCAAGACCGGCAAGGGAAACAAGGCCAGCGGATGGAGCGGCACGGGTTCCGCGACGTTCCATTACAATACCAGCATTTTCCGCGAATTGATGGTTCGCTACAAGGATACCGGCGAGGATGTCTATTTTGAAATTCAGATTTCAAACGAAGATCCCACGTCCGCAGTTGGGCGGCAGACTATGATCTTGATGGACTGCAACACGGACGGCGGCATTTTGGCAAAGTTTGATGCCGATGGGGACTATCTGGATGAAGATATGGACTTCACCTTTGAGGATTTCAAGATGCCTGAAACGTTCAAGCACCTTGACGGGTTCCTTACCAACTAACCGGGTAAACCCCCGTATATGGGCTTTATATGGCCGTATGCGGGGGTTTTCCATGCCATGACGAAAAGGAGAATGTAATAATGTCTAACTTTGCACAGTTTATGAAGAAAAACAAGGTCGTAAAGGAGAACGTGACCTTTGCGGCAACGGCTTCCCTGACCGATGAAAAGGGCAATCCCGTCCTTTGGACGTTGCGCCCCATTTCCAGCAAGGAGAACACGGAGTTGCGGGAAAGCTGCATGAGGGAAATTCCCGTGAAGGGCAAGCCCAATATGTTCCGGCAGAAAATCAACACCGGGGAGTATATCACGAAGCTGCTGATTGCGTCGTGCGTTGTCCCCGATTTGTACGATGCCGAATTGCAGGATTCCTATGGGGTATCCACGCCGGAGGAGCTGCTTTTTGCGCTGGTTGACGATCCCGGCGAATACGACGCTTTCACGAATTTCATTCAGAAATTCAACGGGTTCAACGTGTCCATGGAAGATAAGGTGGAAGAAGCAAAAAACTAATTGAAGAAGGCGATCCAGAAGCGAATTACGCTTACTATTGCCTTCACAAACTTCATATTCTACCTTCACAGTATTTGGAAATGGACGAACAGGACAAGGCTTTTGTGATTGCGGCCATTCGGATTAAGCTGGAAAAGGAAAAGAAGGAAGCTAAAAACGCCGAACGCAACGCAAAACCGAAAGGCGGCAAGGGCGGCAGGAAAAGGAGAAGGTAAGTCATGGGTACTTTGCAAAGCGGAATTGAGTTATACGACGGGTTTTCGGCCCCTCTGTATAGCATGATTAACGCCTTGAATCTGACTGTTTCGGTCTTTGAGGATATGCAGCGGATCAGCGGCAACCAAATTGACACTTCTTCTATTGACGGCGCACGGGCCGCAGCGGATGAAGCAACGATGGCTTTTCAGGCTATGCAGGATGAATTGTCAAGGATCGGGGCAACCGGGGGGACAGTCACAGCACCGACAGTTTCCCCGGTTGAAGCCCCGGTTGTCTGGAAGTCTGACACGCTGGACGTGTTCACAAACAGCGGCATTGACCGTTTTGAACAGGAGATTCAAAGCGCAAATTCCATGCTGGAAAGATTGGGCGCAACCCAAACCAGCATTACACAGCAAGCACAAGCAATCAATATTCTGCCCCCGGAAGCGATTACTGATATTCAAAATCTTCAAAACCGGGTGCAGGATTTACAGGCGGCGATTATTCAGGTAGAGCAAAATTCTTTGGACGTGGGCAGCGACGAAGCAAACGCGCAGTTAGAGCGTTTGCGGGCGCAGCTTGCACAGACCCTTGCCTATCAGGAAAATCTAAATGCCGCCATGCAGGGAATGAATGTAGGGGACATTAACAGCGCGTTCTTGCAGCTTTCGCAGAACGTGGGCAATGTGGAACGCTCCATCCGGGACGGCTTTTCACAGCCCATTGAAATCCCTGTTACATGGAACGCGCAGGGCATTGAGGTATTCACCAATACCGGCGTTGAACGTTTTCAACAGGAAATTCAAAGTGCTACAAACATGGTAAACACTTTGAATCAGGCACAGCAGCGGATCAGCGCACAGGCGGCGGCAACCAACATTTTCCCCCCTAATGCCGTTACGGATTTGAACAATATGCAAAACCGTATTCAGGCACTTCAAACCCGCATTACTCAAATTGCAAATAATCCCATTAACATGGGTTCGGATACCGCAAACCGGGAATTGGAGCAGCTACGGGCGCAGTTAGATCAAGCCATAGCCGCACAGGAAGCCCTTAACGGCGCGGTTGAGAATATGGACGTGCAAGCGGCCAACGACGCATATAACCGCTTGTCGCAGATCGTAGGAGGTACGGAACGGAATATCCGGGATAATGTCGATGAACAAGGCCGATTCAATGACGCGATCAACGAGGGAGCCAACGCCGCACAAAACCTTTCCGATATTATCCAAAA